GGGACAACATAGCCCTCGGCCATATGGAGGAGCAAGTGCTCCGTGTTGCCGGTAGCGTCCCCCAGGGTTTTCTGTAGAGTGGGCGAGCCCTCGCGTCCGCAATGGTGCGCGGCTTTCAGGTGAGGCTGTTTCTCGCCCTCTGGCACGGCCACAAGGGCGCAATAGAAGCAATCGCCGCCAGAAGGGAGGGGCAGGGGCACGGCTTGCGCGCACTTGAGCGCAAAGGCGTTTATATCCTTGGCCAGCTTGCTACCGTAGCCGGAGGCGGTTTGCTGCGATCCTTTTTCGTGCCACCATAGAGGCGCAATCTTAGCGGGGACGGAAATAGTTTGGCGCGGTCCGTCGCCTTTGCCAAAGTGGAGATAAGCGGTAAGGGTGGAGTTCATTTTGCTCGTTTGTTGTGCCTTGCGGCGGGTTAGGAGTGGTTAGCGTGCTCGTTTTCGTCACCCAGGCTTTCCGTGTCATCATCGTCGGCAATGTTGCCCGCGTCGCAGTCGTCGGATTCTTCCGGCTGGTCTGGGGATACACAGTTAGCCATCGCATCGGCCAAGGCTTCCGCATGAGTGGCGAACGGTCCAAAGGCGCACGAATCGGGCAGACAGCCAGGGAGGCAGGTCCACCAGAAGAAGCCGCCTTCGATCCCTTCTTCTTCGATCATGGCATCGAACATCGCGTCCCGCGTCCGGCTGTTCATGGACGCAAGGCGGAACTCGGGACGCCGCATGTATTCGCGGATCAATTCCTCATTGGAATCTGACTCGGCAAATTCGCGGGCAGTCTGTTGGAAGACTTCAATATCGGGCAGCGTGTAAGCGCTGCGAGCTGACTCGGGAGTTGAATAGTGGCGGGACATTGTTGTGACTGGTTTGCCGAAAGCGGAATTGCTTCCGACATCCCCCATCATTCACAATCTCCCCTCCCCTTCAACTACAATCCAACATTTCTACCATATTATTTTCATGCCAACCCCACCACCCAACTTACATGCCAACCCAACCTTTTTCTCCTAGGGATTTCACCTCATACCCAATAATATCCCAATATACAGATATGTTCATTCCAACCCCTTCAACCTCCACAACCCCTGCAATCCATCGCCCCGCCCTCCCTTTCCTTGGGAAGAACAATGTTCACCAGTGAACCGTTCATTAGTGAACTATTCATGGAGACCTTGGAATCGCTGGACTAGCTGGATTACACTCCATTCCATGTATTCCATCTATTGCAGTGTATTGTCTCTATTCCATCTATTCCCTTATTGAGACTGAGTCTCGGTAATCCAGGGACCAACCTAGACAGGGGGGGAGGGGGTCAACCACAGGGCCGAGGGAATATATCGGGATAGGTCCAGAGGCCATTTAATAATTTTTGTAAATAGTTGATAAAGGGATTTAATTTGGGGTGGTTTATTTTTAAAAATTGTGGGTAAAAGGGTGAAAAATGGGGTCGAGGGGTTGGTGGCAGATTTGGTGGATGTGGTGGTCCATGTGAAATACTAAGGCTTACCGCTTCCGCTCGCCTTGCCCGAGGCTGCTACGCAGTCCCCGGTGCAACCGTATTGTATCTAAAAAGAGCCTTCGGTTTTGTGTCAAGGGGTTTTTTGTTGTTTGGTGAAGATTGTTGGTTTTTACACGACTTTGGGGTGGGGATTGACTGAGGTGGTAGGATGGGCGGCATGGGACCATATGGAGACATAGATTGGATAGATGATGATGGGGAGCCTGAGGAGGACGAGATTAATGGGCCTGTGTGGGTGGGGGCTTGACAGGGGCGTTACAATGGGGGGATATGGCAAACAACAATGAGAGGCTGAAGGAGCGGGTTAAGAAGGTTGCTCCTGTTTTTGTGAGCTCGGTGGCGCGGGAGGCGGCGGGGGGTGGGAGTTCGCTGAAGGCGGAGGTGGCGCGGCCTGGGGATTGTGTGTTGGCGCTGGAGATGTTGGCCAATGGCTTTGGGGCGGAGAAGGTGCGGGAGAAGACGGGGCTGGGGTGGGAGGCAATTAGCGGGTTGCGGGCGCGGCATGAGATGGCGCTGGATGTGAGGCGGAAGCAGTTGGCGACGGATGGGTTTGAGTTGGCGGAAGGTATTCGGTTGCTGGCGAAGAAGAAGATGGAGATGCTTGCGGAGGACGACGAGGCGCTGAGCAAGACGAGTTTGCGGGATTTGATTTTGAGCAATGCCATTGCGCAGGACAAGGCTTTTGCGGCGATGGGGGAGAAGCCGGTTAGCGTGGTGGAGCATCGGAGTGGGCGGCCTTCGTTGGCTGACGCTCAGGCGGCCATTGCGGAGGCGCGGGCGAGCTTGCAGAAGGAGGCGGTGGAGGTGGTGGCTGTTGAGGTTAAATGAGTTTGGTTTTCAAGCCTCATCCGGTGCTGGTTCCGCCCACGATGGCGGAAATGGCGGCCATGGAGCCAGGGAAGCTGGCGGAGCTATGGGAGCTGTACCATGACGCCATTAGCGGGGCGGAGACCGATCCTTACAGGTATGGCTTTGTTTTGCTCAATTGGAACTATGCAGAGGAGCTTTTGGGTGAGTTCAATGAAATTTTGGCTAGTGGTGGAAATCGTAGCGGCAAAACAACTTGGGCCGCGAGGTGTATAGTGAAGGCTGCGCTGGAGAACCCTGGGAGTGTTATTATGTGTTTTGCGCAGAACGCAGACGTTAGTGTGAGACAGCAGCAGAGTGCCGTTTACGATGCGTTGCCCGTGGAGCTACGGGTAAAGACGCTGGGCACGGAGGCTAACGTCAGTTACACGCGCAAGAACGGGTTCAGCAAGGGCAGCCTGATTTTGCCGGGGAGCAAGAGCCACATCATTTTCAAAACCTATGCACAATTCCTTAACAACGACACGATTCTCGAAGGCGCGGAGCTTGGCTGCCGCAATCCCAAATGGCATAATGTGGGGGCGTGGTGCGACGAATATCTTATTGGACCCGAGCTGTTGGCCACTCTACGTTTCCGTCTTGCTACGCGAAACGCGAAGGTCATTGTTACGTTCACGCCCATTGATGGTTACACGGAGGTGGTGCGCGACTATCTCGAAGGCGCTAGGACTATCGAAACGAAGAAAGCCCCGCTGTTGCAGGGGCGGGAAGTGCCGTTTGTCCAGCACAGTAGAAACCGGGATGCCGGCATCATCTACTTCCACTCTGCAGACAATCCCTTCGGTGGTCACGAGCGTATCGCAGAAGACCTCAAGAACAGGCCGGAAGAAGAAATCCTCTGTCGGTTTTACGGTATCCCGACCAAGAGCGTTTCTACGAAATTTCCGCTCTTTAACCGCCTTGTAAATGTTGTAAAGCACGACCAAATACCTAAAAAAGACGTAACCCGCTATATGATTCTTGACCCTGCGGGGCGCAAGAATTGGTTCATGTGCTGGATTGCGGTGGATGCGGCGGGGACGTATTGGGTGGAACGGGAGTGGCCGGACGTGAGTGTGGGCGACTGGGCCAAGTGGCATGGCGGGAAGTGGATTGGAGGCGAGGGCGGCAAGGGGCTGGGGTATGGCATCCGTGACTATGTTGACATGATTTTGCGTTACGAGGATGGGCAGAAGATCATGGACCGGCTGATTGACCCGCGCTTGGGTGCAGCCAAGTATCAGGGAGTGACGGGGGCGAGCAGCATCATTGAGGACTTGGCCGATGCTGGGTTGGTGTTCAACCCGGCCCCGGGGTTGGAGATTGAAGACGGCATCCAGGCCATCCAGACAAAGATGGCCTACAACCGCAAGGAGCCGTTGAGCGCCACCAATCACCCGCATTTCTATATTTCTGAGCGGTGTGAGAACATCATCAATGCCTTGTCGGAATACACGGGGGAGCAGGGGCCGGATGAGGCATGGAAGGACCCGGTGGATGTCATACGCTATGCGTGCATCGAGGGGATACGCTTTATTGATCCGAAATCGTTTGGGAACAACAACCACCGGAGGGGCTATTGAAAACTAACATCAAGACATTGGCGGAAGAACTTGACCTTGGCGTTGACGCCATCCTGAAGGCTGCGGCGGAAAAGGTTAAGAGCGGCGTCACCGGCACGGGGGCGAGGACATGGTTCGACGATGCGGCGGTGGCGATTCTGCGGGAGGCTTTGGCAGATCCTATCCTGAGCCCCAAGAAGCTGTCGGGGCGCGTGCGGCGGCTGGCCCGCAATCCTTCGTGGTGTTATGTGGCCATTGATGGCATGGCGAGCCTTGTGCCAGTGGCGGTTCCGAGGCGGCTGGCTGGGCGGCTGTTGGGCAAGGTGATACCGATTGAAATGATTATTGATGGGAGCAATGAAAGCACCTATCGCTACGATTATGCCCCGCGCTGACATAACCATGGACAGGCAATGGTGTGAGAAGCAGACGCATCGGCTGCTTGGCTATGAGGTGCTACGGAAGGCCATAGAGGCGCGTTCTGATAAACTTCCAGCATACGAACTGGCCGACCGCACGGCCAGCGACCACCATGAGGCCGGTCGGGTCTTTAACCACAAGTTTCTGCCCCGGCTTCTACAATCATTAGGACGCCAGCCAACCCCCGAAAACATCGCAGCCATCAGGAAATTTTTCAATGAATCAAAATATTGAAAGCGAACAGGAAGTCCTGACGCAGACCACCGACACGCCCAACATTCCGGTTCTGCGGAACGCTTACGAGAACACGGTCAGCGACCTTGGCTGGTTCATTGATGGTTGCCGGGATAGCTATGAGTGGCGGAGAAACATCTGGGCTGGGAAGAGTGCAGACCTGCGGAAGAACGCCAAGGATGCCTTTCCGTGGAAGGGTGCGGCGGATACGGAGGCCCATGTCATTTCCCAGCGGATTAACACCTACATCGCCATGTTCATCACGGCCATGTCTCGGGCCAACATCCGGGCGTATCCCGTGGAGGCCAACGACATGGCGCGGGCCAAGGTGGTTAGCAATTTCCTGAAGTGGATGATTAGCAATTACATTCCGCAGTTCAAGCGGAATATGGAGATTTCCGGAAACTACCTGTTGGAAAAGGGCATTGCCATCACCTACGTCGGCTGGGAGCGCGAGGACCGGACCTATAAGCAGAAGCTTTCCCTCGACGAGCTGGCGACCATTAGCCCTGATGTGGTGAGGATGATTCTGGAGGGCGAAAACGACGAGCAGCTTGTAAAGCTCCTAATGGGGCAATTCAAGGGTGTTTCCGTGAAGAAGGCCAAGAAGGTGCTGTCCGACCTGCGCAAAACGGGGTCGGCGGAGTTCCCGATTGTGCGCCGGACGGTGGACCGCCCCGTGGCGGAGGCCCTGAGCGCCGATGGTGACTGGTTCTTCCCGGCGTTCACGACCGACCCGCAGGATGCTCCTTATTGCTTTCGGCGGATTTTGATGACGGCCCAGCAGTTGCGCAACAAGGTTGCAACAGAGGGGTGGGACGAGGATGTGGCGGAGGAAATAATCAAAAGCTGCGGGCGGTCGATCCAGATGTTGCAGCGACCCGCCATGGATATTTCCATCACGAGCAGCAAGGCCGATGACCAACTCTTTGAGATTGTGTATGCCTACCAGCGCCTTACCGACATGGAGGACAACGCCGAGGGCATCTATTGCACGGTGTTCTCTCCGGTGATTGGGAAGGATGACCGGGGCGGCAAGAATGTTTCCCACCTGAAGCATGAGTTGCTTAATGGGTATGACGACTATCCGGTGGTGGTGACGAAGCTCTCCGAGGATGACAAGCGGATGTACGAGGTGCTGACGGTGCCTGAGCAGCTTCGGGGAACCCAATGGCAGATCAAGACCGAGCGGGACAGC